GCTCGGCCCGGTGTGGCTGGAGTGCAAGGTGGGCCAGCGCCCGAACATCTACGGGGCCATCGCCCAGGCGGAGGAGGCCACCGACGGCCGTCCAGTCGTCGTCGTGGCCCGGAAGAACGCCCCGCACAGCAGCCAGCAGCCGGTGGACACCGTGACGCTCAAGCTGCGGGACTTCGTGCGGCTGGTGGAAGGGGTCGAGGGATGAACTTCGACGTCACGATCTACACCTCCGCGGCCCGCGTGAAGCCCGTCGACCGCTTCGACTTCGGCGCCTACATGGAGGCCCGGCGGAAGCGGATCGTCGAGCAGGGCGAGCCCGGGCCGTGCCACACCCTGGAGACGCGGTGTTCGGGGTGCCCGGCTCCGCGGGATGAGCTGTGCTTCAGGTACGAGCAGGCGACCGCCACGAGCGCCAGGACGGCCATCAGGATGGCCAACCTGATCCCGCTCGAGGAAGAAGCCGAGGAGCCCCGATGCTAGCCGCTCAGTACCTGCCCCCTGCCGCCTCCTACATCGTCGCCGCCCTGGTGGCGCTGATCTGTCTGTGGGCCTGGAGGAAGCGGTGAGCATGACCGACGGCCCCTGTCCCCACGGCAACACGCCCGAGAGCGGCCTGCTGTGCTGCCTCTACGACGACTCGGAGGAGGCCCGAGAGCCGCCCTGCGGCTGCCAGGCGCTCGAGGCGAAGGAGGACCGATGATCGACCTGGACGACATCGAAGCGAGGCGAGCGACATGCCTGCCGTCCTGTGGCGCTGACGCCAGCCACTGGCCGGGCACCGGCAGCGGGCTGGAGCGACTGCTTTACACCGACATCCCGGCGCTGGTGAAGGAGGTGCGGAGGCTGCGGAAGGAAGAGCGCGCCCTCGTGGCCGATGCGCTCGACATCGCGGACCGTGCAGTCGAAGCCGAGCAGCAGCGCGACGCCGCCGTGGCCGAACGCATCGCGCGCCAGCGTGGAGGAGGCGCCCGCATCGACGGCGAACCGGCCACCGCCAACCCGCACCCGGACGGACTGCTTTGGATTGCGTGGGAGGAAGGGTGGCGCGCACAGGACGCTGTCGAGGAGGTGGAGCGGCTGAAGACCCAACCCCACGACGACGACTGTGCGTGCCCGCCCTGCTGCGAGGTGACGGCGCTGGCTGACGAGGTCCGCCGCCTGAAGCCCCAGCAGGACGACGAAGATGACGGCCCTCGAATCTGCCCCACGTGTGCGGGCAGTGGCGAGAACATCCACTCCATGCCCGGTGAGGGCACCTGTGGCACTTGTGGCGGCGGGGGAGAGGTCGGGCCGGACGACGAGGATGACGACTGGTACGACATCCCTGACGACGACGACTGCGATCCCGCAGACTACGACCGAGCTGCTGACGCCTACGAGTCTCAGCTCTGGGGGGACTGACATGGCCATCGTCCACAAGAAGGGCGACATCACCACTTGATGCAGCGCGGGCTGTTCGAGGAGCGCCGATGATGACAGATCCACGCAAGGTCAAGAGCGGCTCGAGTCCGAGGTCGGATGGACCGTCGGTCGGCCGTAGCCATGTTGGTCAAGCGGTCGCCGCAGCATCGATGCGGGAGTTCTCGCCCTCGGGCGTCGCGGCAGCGGGACCGATCGACGTGGTCGATCTCTTCTGCGGCTGTGGCGGGCTATCGGCGGGCTTCGAGCTTGTCGGCCGCCTGACGCCGAGTTTCCGGCTGACAGCAGCGGCTGACCTGGATGAGCAGGCGATTGAGACATTCGCGGCAAACCTCCCCCTGCAACCCCTTCAAGTAGATCTCCTCGAAGTTGCATCGTCTCAAGCCGCGATCGAACGGTTCGTCGCATCGCTTCCGCTACGCCCCGGAGCACTGGTGGTGATTGGCGGCCCCCCCTGCCAGGGCTTCTCAGCACACGGAAAGAAGCTGCGACGAGCCCACGACAAGCGCAACCAACTGGTAGATGCCTTCGCACGGATCGTCGTTCGGCTCCAGCCTGACTTTCTCGTCATGGAGAATGTCCCGGAATTGCTGGCGAAGAAGCACTGGAAGCGGTTCGAAACCCTAAAGGCGGCGCTGGAGCCCGACTACCAAGTGCGAGCGCAGGTGCACAACTTGGCCGGGTTCGGCGTGCCGCAAGCCCGGTATCGGGCTCTCGTGATGGCCGCGAGGAACCCCTTCCTCATGCCTGAGCCGTTCCTTGAACCACCGGAGTACTTGACCGTCCGCGCAGCGATTGGCCACTTGCCCAAGATCCAGCCCGGTGTGCCCGACGCTAGCGATCCGATGCACGTCTGCACTCGGCATAGGAAGTCGACGATCGACACCATGAGGCAGGTGCCTGCCGACGGCGGCACGCGCCCACCCGGCGTTGGTCCGAAGTGTCTGGACCGAGTCGATGGCTACCGTGATGTCTACGGCAGGCTGTACTGGGATCGTCCGGCGAACACGATCACCGGGTTCGCCCGTAACCCTGCGAGTGGCAGGTTCGTGCATCCCGAGCAGGACCGCGGCCTGAGCATCCGTGAGGCCGCGCTACTGCAGGGCTTTCCGGCTCAGTGGGGTTTCCGAGGCTCCTTTGATCACAGGTTCATCCAGATCGGGAACGCAGTCCCCCCTGTCTTCGCCGCGTCAGTAGCAGCCCACGTCCTGGAGGAGTTGAAGACTAGCCGGCAAGCGCTCCAGCCCGACCAGACCACACGGGATGTGGAAGAGCCACACAGCAACTCCTTCTCAAGCGGGATTGCTGGCAGAAAGCGTGGGCTGAGGAACCGATGCGCCGAACAGACTCTATAGCGATTGACTGCTTTGCGGGCGCGGGGGGCCTGTCACTCGGCCTTCAGCGCGCGGGCTTTGAAGTCCGCGCAGCGTTCGACTTTGACGAGGCGGCGGTCGAGACATATCGGCGAAACTTGGGCGACCATATCGAGCTTGCCGATGTGAGGACTGTCCACGGAGAGGACCTTCTGGCTCGTGCCGGGCTGCGAAGGGGGGAACTCGCACTTCTCGCGGGAGGCCCCCCATGCCAGGGATTCTCAGTTCAGCGACGAGGAGCCGACGAGGACGTGCGAAACGACCTTGTGCTCGAGTTCGGTCGCTTGGTGCTGGAGACCCAGCCAAAGTACGTGCTGATGGAAAACGTCGCCGCACTGCGTGGACGTCGCGGTTCCGCCGTCCTCAAGAAGATCTCATCGCTTCTGTCGGAATCCTATCGGCTGGTCGTGGAGACCCTGAACGCAGCCGACTTCGGGGTGCCGCAAAACCGACGACGCGCAATCTTGATCGCGGAACGTCTCGACATACCGCCGACCTTTCAGTGGCCCCAGCCCACGCATGGTCAAGGCGAGCGGGTCACCGTCAGAGAGGCGATTGCTGATCTCCCCTGTCCGTTCATTGACCCCAAGGCTGCGGCGAGGATCCCCAACCACAGGCCCGACCGAATCTCGGCAAAGAACCGGACGAGGATCTCCCACGTTCCTCCTGGCGGGGGAAGGGCCGATATTCCTCCGGAATTGCGATTGCCCTGTCACCAAGTCAGTGTCGAGAAGGCAGGACACCGCGGGGTCTATGGTCGCCTTCCGTGGGATGCCCCGGCGAGCACGATTACCACACGCTGCAACAGCTTCACTCGGGGGCGATTCGCGCATCCAGAACTCAACCGGAACATCACCATGCGCGAGGCAGCTCGGCTCCAGTCGTTCCCAGATGACTTCGTCTTCTCTGGAGGCACGGTGCCGACGGCTCACCAGGTGGGCAACGCCGTGCCCCCCCTCCTAGCAGAGAGCCTCGGAAGGGCGATTCGCAGGGCGCTACAGGCCGAGGGGCTTGTGAGGGTGACGCCGCAGCACAGCGACTCGGCGAAGGGCGTGGCGTCTCAGTTGACGTTGCTGTAGGAGTCGCCGTGACTGCCCCCCCTAGGTAGGTAGCCATCGGTGACGGGCACAAGGAACTGGTTCCGGCCACGCTGCGGACCCGCCGGCCTTCGCCGAGTGGTTGGTGGCTGCCGCAAGGAGAGCCCGATGACCGACGCCCCCACCACCCCCGCCCGTCTATGCCGCTTATTTTTCGCGCCGTGCGTTTTTCTCCTTGCGCCCGCAGATAAGCCAGGGGTAGTGTTTATTCACGATGACGAACGGAGACAACATGAGCCGCCACGACGCCAGCATCCTCGCCGCACTTCCCGCCGGAACCGCGATCACCGGCATCGTCTTCCAGGGCGAGTTTCAGACCTGGACTCTTGAGGACGACGGCCGCTGGTTCGGCGTCTATTACATCAACGGTGCCCGCTGCTTCGCCGGACGTCGTGATCACGCAGACATGGCCAGCGCCCTTCACCGCAACCCCGACGCTGCCATCGTCGCCGACTTCGGCACCGTCCGCTAGCCCACCCCACGCCCAGCCCGGAGGCCAAGCCGGGCACACCTCGCCCCGCTCAGGTCACGCTGGCGGGGCTGAGGCAGTAGATGGGCACGGAGCCCCGAGGGAGACAGAGACCATGACCAGCACCTACCTCATCCTCAGCGACATCACCACCGCCCGCGCCACCGTCGAGGCCGTCTACTCGGACGCCTGGGACGTCGTGGAGCACGTCGAGGACACGAGCGACCAGCACGAGGTCGCGGCCTGGACCGGCGAGGGCTGCCCCGCGGTCGGCGATCGCATCTACCTCGGCGACGTCGAGACGGCCAGGCAGCGCGGGGGGATGGGGGCGCTGGAGATCGCGCGCCGGCTGATCGAGTTCGATGCGGAGGGCGTGGCGTGAGGTCTTTCGTCAACTACGGTGCAGGCACGAACAGCACGGCGGTTCTCGTCGAGGCTGTTCGTCGCGGACTGCGGGTCGACGCCGCTGTCTTCGCGGACACTGGCGGCGAGATGCCCGAGACGTATCGCTACCTCTGGCAATTCGCAGAGTGGCTCAGGAAGCACGACATCCCGCTGGTGATGACGAGCGCCCGCCTCGCGGGGCAGCCGATCACCCTGGAGGAGCACAGCCTGCGACTCCATCGCATGCCGTCGGTCTCCTACGGCCGCAAGTCGTGCTCCCTGCGCTTCAAGGCCGAGCCTGTCGAGCGGTGGCTCAAGGCGCAACTCGCCCCCGGAGAGCGGTGCATCCGGGTGATCGGCTTCGACGCAGACGAGCCCCAACGCGCCCGCCTCCCGGAGGGCGGTCCCTGGGTTTGGAGCTATCCGCTGATCGAGTGGAACATGGGCCGCGAGGAGTGCGCCGAGGTCATCATGAGCGCCGGCCTCCCCCTGCCCGGCAAATCCTCCTGCTTCTTCTGCGGCTCCGCCCGCCCCCCTGAGGTCGCCGCACTGGACGACGAGTGGATAGAGCGCGGCATCGCCATCGAGGACGCCGCGCGACCCTTCTCGGGGAGCATCCGGGGGCTCGGGAAGAATTTCTTGTGGCGCGACGTGCTCCGCTCGAAGCGGCAGCAACTCGCCCTGCCGATTGCGCCGAGCGGGCCAGACGACCCCTGCGGCTGCTGGGAGGGTGCCAGGGACGCCGACTTGTCCTTTGCGGCGGGCTACTGCGGCACCTGGGACGCCCCCGTCCGGCAGGAGTTCGCGGAGGAGTGGCCGGTATGGCATGCCCCCAGTTCGACGAAGGCCGAGCAAGTGGGGATGTTCGCGTGAACCGGGCGTCATCGCGGACCCCAACGCGCTCGTCGCCTGACCACCCCACTGCCCAGCCCGGGGGCGAAGCCGGGCAACGGAGGAAAGCATGATGACCGCACACCGCTGCAACGCCCGCCACCCGGCCGGCGGGATCTACTGCGCCCTCGACAAGGGGCACGACGGAGACCACGAGGCCCACCGCGCGAACGGCTGCTACGCCGAGTTCGTCCACTGGCCCCAGCGCCGTCGCGGGCGCCCCGCCCTGGCCGACAAGCGCAAGCCCCGCGGGGGGTTCAGCGATGCGGAGTGGGCCAAGGTCAAGCGCCGGGCGCGCGAAGCGGGGGAGACCGCCGCAGCTTGGATGCGGAAGCGGTGCGGGCTGTGACTGCGCTACGACCAGCGGCCCGGCCGCAATGACCGTCCTCCACCGCCACGGCCGGACCTACCGCGAACTCGGCTACGCACCGACGTATCAGGCGAACGGCGTCATCATCGAGGTCGAGCAGCCTGGGGAGCCGACCTACCGCACGATCGTCGACTGTGACGTCTGGTTCGACGCGCTCGATGAGGGCAAGCCGCTGATCGCGCTGCCGCTCAAGTCGGGCTTCCGCTGGGTGAAGTACCTGATCTGGAGCCTGCCGGCAGAGACGCGGAGCCTGCTCGGTGTCTAGCCCGGGATGTGCTCGATCGGCCACTCCGGCACGGTGTCGAACCCCCGGTCCTCCAACCACCTCGATCGGTGCGGCTCGGACGCGGGCGGGATGCCTCGACGACGACGGATCGCACGGACGGCCTCGGGGTGCATGCCGTTGGCAGCTGCCACCGCCTCGTCGCAGTAAACGCCGATCCCTTCCGGGAGCGGGTCGTCGCTCGGTCGCCTGCCGCGGACAGGGTGCGGGAACTGGAGGCTACTCGGGTTCTCCCGCCTTCTTGATCGCCGTCTGCACGACGTCCGCCCCCTTGCCGGTGAGCATCCCGAGCCCGGCGCCGAGGACGGGGCTGCCGTAGGTCGTCAGCTCGGATGCCCCCTCGACGAGCACCCCCACGAGGATCAGGGCGATGCCGACCCCGAGCAGGACGAAGCCGATGATGATGGACCAGGGGAAGGGCATGGGGGCCTCCTAGAAGACGGCGCCCGGGCAGAAGGCAAGGACGCAGATCGGGACGATGACGCAGGCGGCCAGCAGCCAGTCGCCACCAGGCCGAAGAGGACGACGCTCACAGGAGCCCCAGCCGGGAGAGGGCGACGATGGCCGCCCAGGCACCCGACAGGATGTAGACGAGCCTCCACAGCTTCGCTCGGTCCGCCCTGGCCTCCTCGTGGCGATCGGCGCAGCCGCAGGTGGGCGCAGCCGGCAGGGCCTCCAGGGTGGCGATGCGCCGCTCCTGCTCGAGCATGTGCCCGAGGACCGTCCGCGCCTTGTCCCCCCCGGTCATGCCGCCCCAGCCTCCTCCTGTAGCGCCATCAGGCGGGAGAAGGTGGCGTCGAGGCTCGGCTCACTCCACGAGCGCTGAGAGGCCTCGACGGCGCAGACCAGGTGCGACACCCCGGACGGCTTCGGGATGACGATGGAAGCCCCGTGGTCGTAGCAGGCGAGCAGGAGTTCCAGCTCGAGGCCGCTCCAGACGATCACCTCAGTGGTGGGGTGGGCGGTCCGGAAGCGGGAGACGCCGCGAGGACCGAGGGATCCGGTGCCGCCCAGGTCCAGGATGATGGCGTCGCACCCGGACCCGTCGAGCAACTGCAACCCGTCGTCCACGGACTGCGCCCACTCGACGTCGTAGTACCGGCGGAGCTCCGGCAGCACCATCAACGCGTCGGCTGGGTTGTCCTCCACGAGGAGCAGGCGGGGTAGCCGAGCCACTGCGGCCCCCTAGACGGTCTTCGGTCGGATGATGTTGAGCCACTGGAAGGACACAGAAGTCCCGTTCGCTGCGGTGTGCGCCATGTTGTAGACACCGACGTCGAGAGTCAGGTCCGCCGGCTGGAAGTGGTTGGCCGTGCGGCCGAACGCGGTGAGGTTCTTCCAGGCGAGCGGCCCGGTGTAGGCGGCGAGCTTGTAGTACGCAGCGATGTCCCCGTCCGGGTAGGAGACGATGGCGAAGTACCATCCTGCGGCTGCCTGAACCTTCGTCACGCCGGTGACAGCGGAGCCGATCTCCGTCCCGCCACCCTGGACGGCCTTCAGCCTGAAGTTGTCCGTGTTCTGCGCGCCGTGCTGGTGGAGCCCGATCCACAGGTAGCGGTTGTTCTCGCCCGCGTCGAAGATGGCTCCCCCGCCCTCGTAGGAGGCCGGCACGGTGGCATCGTCGATCTTGCAGTGCCCCATGTAGACGATCGGCGCCGAGGGGTGGCGCGCGATGGACGTGGTGTAGATCGGACAGGTGTAGTTGCCGTTCTCCCACCGGTCGGCCGTGCTGTTGTCGTGCACCAGCGTCATCATCGACGAGCCGATCGAGGCGCTGTCCATGTTGGCGTCGTGATCCCAGGCCCACCCGGTGTCGGGGCTAGAAAGCAGGTCGGCGACGTCGGCGAGCCCGTGCGTCGAGGAGACGGCCACGATCTCCGCGGAGTCCGCCCACCTCGGCGACAGGTCGGCACCCCGTCCGCCGCTCATGTTGGAGACGTCGAAGTCCGGACCGGCGCCAGCGGTAACGTCCTGGTCGATGTAGGTGTGATCGCTGCCGTCGCTGCTGCGGTGGGTGTCGTTGAGCGCGACGTTGGCGTGCGACGTCCCGTCCGCGGTGACGTGGGCGAGCGCGGTGGCGGTGTCCGCCTCGGAGCCGACGTCGGTGCCGATCGCCAGCCCGAGAGCGGTGCGAGCCGCTCCTGCGGTCGCAGAGGCGGTGCCGCCCTCGGCGACCGGGACAGGGAGAGCCGACGGGAGCCGGCCGCTGGGGATTCCGCCGTAACCGATGGGCATCGCCTAGCCCTCCAGCACGAGGATATCAGTCGTGCCCGCCGCGGCGGCCACCTTGAGGGAGAAGCCGCGCCAGGCGCCCGGAATGCCGGTCATCCCGAAGGACTGCCCGGCCGGCACCGGAACGTTGAAGGTGTCGCTGCCGTCGTTGATCTGCACGACGCATGCCTCACCCGCGGGGGCCGCCGCGTCGTGGTCGTCCACGCCGACGACGAGCCACGATGTGGTCCGGTCGCTGAGGGTGATCGCTGCAGACAGCGTGGTCGACTGGTTGTCCTTGATCGTCATGGTCGCCATCAGGGCTCTCCTTCGACGCGAGGCAGGATCGCCACCTCGACAGCCGCGGTTGATGAAGATGTGCGCTGGACGTCTTGCACGAGGCCGAGGCCGTCCACCGCCACGGCGGTATCCACGACGTCCACCACCATCCCGGGGGCGAGCCACTGCCGGCGGGTGTCGATCACCCACCGGGCGGACCGCAGCGGCAGCGCGTAGCGCCTCGCCCACCACGTGAGCACCCGGGCAGCAGTGGCCGCGTCGGAGATAGAGTCGGAGGTCTGAGCCTCGGCGGGCCTGTGCCCGTAGCGGAGCCGGCTCACCTGGCACCACTGGCTCACGACGAGGTCAGAGTCGGACGTCTCCGCGTCACCGGTGACGCCAGCGCGCAGAGTGTAGCCCTCCGTCCGAGCGTTGCGGCCGAACCGGAGGATGTGCTCGTTCGCGATCTCGGAGCGGTCCGAGTACCTTACGGGACCGTCCCGCCAGGCTCGACTGCCGTCCACGTCGATCTCGGCCTCAGCCTCCGTCGCCCACCACCGCCAGACGAGCGGGTAGAGCCCGTCCGGGCCGAGCCGCAGGGACATCGGCAGGTACGGCAACATGTGGTCACGCACCCAATCGAGGGGCCGCAGTTGCGCCTCTGGGGAGACGGTGATCGGGGCGTCGAAGGCGTAGAGGTCGAGGGCCGGCACGGCCGCCTCGAGCCGTCCCGCGTCGTAGCGCACCTCAGCGAGTTGCAGCATCGCCCGGAGCAACTGCCCCCCTCCCCGGACTTCGGCGCCTCGACGGGTCAATCCGCCGTCGTTCGGCCAGCCGATCCAGTAGGCGTCGCCGACCACAAGAGTGCCGGCCGGGCTGCCGATGTTCGTGAAAGAGGTCGCGGTTGCACACACCCGGCCGAGGTTGTCCGCTTGGTGGACGACGGCGACGCCAGTGTCCGACGTGCCGTTCTCCTCGTCGTAGATGTTGACGGTCGACGCCGCGACCTTGTGGCCGGCGATGAGCAGCCGACCGGAGGACACCGTCAGGGATGGACTGCCCTCCTCGCCGTCCACCCCTGGCCGCCCGATGATGATCGGATATCGCTCGTCGTAGGTGTCGACATCGCCGGTGCCGCCGGGCCATGTCTCCGCGGTGTAGCGGGCGTCTTCGGGCGGAATGAGCCCGGCCGCCTCAACCTCCTCCTCCTCCAGGGTGAAGGCGATCGGCTGGCCCTCCTCCTCGTGCTCAGGCTCCAGCACCACCCCATCGAGCAGGAGGAGCAGGTCCCGCTCGTCCCCGCCGTCCGCCCACTGGTAGAGCTTCCCCGTCGCCGTCTGGAGGTCGCAGCCGTCCGAGATGCGCGCCACGGCGTCCGGGAGGACCACAGACATCGGCAGCGACCGAGGGGCAGAGTCATCGCTCCAGAACTCCGCGGCGTCACCGAAGTCGCCGATCAGCAGGCCCGCCTCGTAGGGCTCCATCGCCCCGGCGTCGCCCGTCGGAGCGTCGACAGGGCGCTCTGCCAGCCGGTAGACGCGCCCCTCCCAGGTGAGCTTGAGCAGCCACCGGACGGTTGCGCCGATGAGGGCGGAAGGACGCATCACTCAAGCCACCCCTCGAAAGAGGCGAACGCCTGGAGCTGCTCGATGAGCACCTCCGTCACCCCGGCCGGGATGTTGTACGGCGAGTCCGCGGAGGTCACCGTCACCGAGACGGCCAGGCTGGAGAGGTGGCGGCGAGCCATCAGACGACCTCCGAGAGCACCAGCCGGCCGGTGCGTTCCAGTTCGGAGATGAGCTCCTCGCCGGTGACGTTGTCCCTGGCCCACTCGTCGCCCATCCGCGCCCAGAGCAATCCCGTCGGATCGGTCACCATCTGGGAGCCGGTGTCGTGCGGGATGGCCGGCAGGAAGAGCATCGGCCGGTCGGGGCCGTCGTTGGTGTGGAGCAGCCCCTCGACGAGGCGCGGGCCGTCCACCCGAGCCGCCACCGGAAGCCCGCCCGTCGAGCCGGCCACGTAGTCGGGGCTGACAGCTTCACCCTGCAGCGCAGTGGCGTCCGTGCCGTCCGTCCACGCCACCTCGACGACCCTGCTGGTGCGGCCCCGCTTCGTCGTCCTCGTCTGGCCGTCCCTGAGATCGGTCACCTCGACGTTGGCCCGCCGGGTCGAACTCATGCCGCGCGACCACTGGAAGCCGACGATCACGAGATGCCCGACCACGATCTCACCAACCTGGTAGTAGCCCGCCGCCGTGACCTGGGAGGGGATGAGGACTCGCCAGTAGCGTGCGTCGATGCTCTGCTCGTGCCGCAAGACGGCCGAGTCCTGCATGATGATCCTGCCGGTGCCGGTGGTCGGCTCCCCGCCGGAGAGCTCAATGCGCACCCACGGGCGCTTCGTCGTACCGTCCTCCCAGGCGCCCTCGCTGTGCTCGACGATCTTGCGGAAGGTGGACGCGTCCAACTGGAACTGCGAGCCGATGGCCGCACCGTAGGGCAGCCACCGCGACGAGGAGGCAGAGCCGGTGTCGACATAGACCACGTCACCGTCGCGCTTGTAGACGAGCGAGTCCCAGCCGTCCGCCGCGTCGAGCGACAGGACGGTGTTCCACGCTCCATCGTAGTACTCGAGCTTTGCAGTGCGGACGTTGCTCCGCAGGAAGGCCATCCCGATCGACGTGTTCAGGAAGCGGCCCCCGGTGGCGTCCCCGCCGAGGTCGAAGACGAGCTCGACCTGGACTTCGTCCCCGGTGGTGCGCCACGGCACCGACGGGCTCTGCTCGTCCTCCGGAAGGACGGCGGACACAGGGTAGTCGTAGCGGGTGGCGATCCGCTGCGTCTCCCCGAAGCGAGTTAGGCCCCCACGAGTTGCGATGCGGGCGCCCTCGTAGATCAGAGAGGCTGACGTCGGGTAGGACATCGGGTGCAGGTCGGTCGGGTTCGCCCAGGACGCAGCCGCAGACCCCGTAGCCCAGGCGACGTAGTTCCCCGCCCAGAGGCAGTAGCCCACCATCGTCCACCGGGAGACGTTCGCCGCCGCGCCCAGGTGTCCCCACTCCACCAGCGGCGGGTTCGTGTAGGCGACCGCGACGTTCAGGGTGCCGCTCTTGCCCTCTGTCCAGTCCCGGACATGCCCGGGCGAGCACCACCACGTCGCCACCTCGCCGTCGATGTCGACCGCGACCCTAACGTGCTTCAGAGAAGTGAAGTCCACCGCCTCGACGGTGCTCACGTTGGCCGCGGCCTGGCGGTCATAGATCTGGTATCCGGCGCTCGACAACCGGATCTCGAAGTCCATCTCGAAGGCACCCGGCGGGCTCGTCGAAGAGGAGAAGCGAGCGCGGAAGGCGATCTCCTGGGCGGCGGTGTTCCCGTCGCCGGAGTCGATCTCCACCGCGAACTCGTAGAAGGCCACTTCGCGGGCGTAGCCGAAGCCGAGCGTCCTCTGCGCGTAGCGGGCCTGCCCCGCCGTCGTCGTGTATTCCAACTCCGCATCGGCCGTCTGCGCCTCGGTGCCGGCACCAGTCATTGTCCAGGTGACACTGCCCGGGACGGTGACCGGCATGTAGATCCCGCCCTCGACGTTCGTCTCGTCTCCCCACGCGATCACGTCGTCGTCGCTGTACTTCGACGTCTTGTACCCGGTGGGGGCGGTGTGGGTTGTGAAACCTCCCAGCCAGACGACGCCGACAGAGGCGGGGTCGTAGGTGGTGCCGGCCACGGACGTCCACCGGATCGCCAGCATCGTCCTACCGGCCACAGCCGCGGCCGACATCCCGGCGATGCTCGCTCCGAGTTCAAGGACGTTGCCGGCGTCGCTCTGGGTGTCCCATGTGGCGCCCCCGTCCACGGAGCGGCGCAACTGCCCGGTGGTGCCGCCGGAGAGCTCGAGCGCGTAGATGCTGCCGGACGGGCCGACCCAGGCGCAGGCATCGTTCGCCACAGCGCCGGAGTCGATCGCCACCTTCTCCGAGTCGTCGATCGCGGTGCCGCCGGATCCAAAGAGGCGGACGTTGTGGTCCCCGCCCGCTGCCGCCCGGTCGATGTATGCGACCACGAAGCCGACCGCGACAGGGAGCACGTCGGTCGAGGTCGGCTCCTCAGACGTAGCGGCCAGCCAGTTGGATGTGACCTGGTCGAACGCCACGCCGTTGGACGTACTCACCCACTGCCCAGCGTCGTAGTTCGCTCCATCGTTGAACTCAGCGAGTAGCAGCACCTCGCCGCCGGAGTAGGCCACAGAGATGCCGTCGATCTGATACCCGACTCCGGCCGAGTCCCGCATCACCCGGTAGCCGTAGACAGTCCACGTGTCCCCGTCGTCGTCCGAGTAGTAGGCGTCGATCTGCTTCAGGCCGAAGGACGTCACGTAGCAGACCACCCGGCCGCTCGGGAGTTGCATCAGCGCAGCCGCGGTGGTGAGGTAGCCCGTGCCCGCCCCGGTGGGGGCCAGGTCGCAGGATGTGTAGCTCTCGTCGAGGGGGTCGAAGCGGTCGATCTTCACCACGCCGAGGGTGGTGACGCTGTAGGCGACGAGGATCTGTCCAGAGGCCAGCGTGATAGCTCGGGGGCGGATGTTCGCCCCGGTGGCCGCCGTCGTCCACAGGAGCGTGTCCCAGCCCGTAGCGAGTTGCGGCGGGTCCAAGCCCTTGTAGTCGGTGGCCCCGTCCCCGTCGCTGATGGAACGCCACAGCATCCCCGCCCGGCCCGGGCCGGGGTGGCCGCCCCGCTGGGTGTAGACCTCAATGTCAGTATCATCCTTCTGTGTCCCGCTGCCGGCGAGCACGAAGGGAGTAGCCTGATCAGGCTCGGGGACGCCGGTCCTGTTGCCCTCCTCCGTGTAGGTGGAGGCCATCGAGCCGGTCTTCGCCGTCAACGTGTCCGAGCTGATCCGACGGCTCGGAACGAGGAAGCCGCGAATGTCACCAACGGGGGTGAACTCGGCCATCACCTTCTCCAGGGGGAGTGCAGCCCGCTCCGGGGCTGGGTTGAGCGCACAGCCGTCCACAGCGAGCCGCGGCGCAGCCTCATCGCCTGATGCGCCTGCACGTCGAGCACCCGGTGACCGAAGCTATTGACAACGACGACCTCGCCTCCTCGGTCCTCGCCGCGGATGATCTCCCGCGTCCGCTCCTCGCCGATGCGCCGGACCGCGTCGCGGGGCATCACGGCTTCGCCAGTGAGCAGCGTCGCCTGCCTCTCGTCCGGGGCCATCCCAGCCACGAGGCCACCAGCGTGGAAGGGAGGCCCCCCGGCCGTCTGTGCGATGACTGCGCCGAAAGCGACGCCGGCAGAGACGCCGGCTGCAGCCATCATCGCCAGCCCAAAGACGGGGTTGATCTTCGAGCCGCTGGTCAGGGCATTGGACATCGCCAGCGGGATGTTCACCCCCGCCTCCATGATCGCCATCGCCTGCGATGCGTACCACCAGTCCCGGGCCTCCTTGAGCTGCGCCTCGCCGCCCTCCTCAGCTGCCGTCGCCTGGGCGGAAGCGATCGAGTAGAAGACCCCGCTCAACTGTCCGGCAAGGCTCGCCGTCGCCTTGAGCGTCATCTGTACAGCGTTGACCTGGGCGTCTGCCGCTGCCTGGATGCGCTGGAGGCGCTCCTCGTGGGCTGCCTGCTCGATGGCGTCGATCTGTTCGGTCGCGTCGGCGATGATGGCGATCCGTCCAGCCTGATACGCCTGCTCGATGGCGAGACCCTCCGTTGCGGAGCCCGTTGCCATCTCCAGGGCTACAGCGCGCTGCTGTTCGAGCTGCGCCAGGGCGATCTCACGTTGAGCGACGACGCTTTGGACCCCGTCGAGTTGCGCTACCTGGGCGTCCACGGCGGACTTCGCGAGGGCGCCGTAGGCAGCAGCAGCGGCCTGGATCCGCTCCTCGAGCTGCTTCATCTTGTCGGCCTCGGAGGACTTGCCGGCGTCCCCGGCCTTGCCGGCGCCGCCCCCTCCCGTCGGAGCGCCGGGCGCGATGTCGACAGCCCCGATCGCCTTCTGCGCCCGTTGGTAGGCCCGCTGGACGCCGTCGGACCACCTCGCCCACTCGGCGCGGTTCCGGGCGATGTCCGCCTGCAGGGTCACCATCCCGGCGCCCGCTTCGAGAGCGGCCCCCCCGGCGTCCACGAGCGTCTTCCCCGCCGCCTTGAAGTTGCCGGTCTGCGCGAAGCCGAGAGCCATCGCCGTCTTCGCCGCAGCCTCCGTGGCATCGGCGAGGATCAACATCTGGGCGATCACGTTGTCGAGGGCTGCCCCTCCAGCGGCCAGCGCCGGCACGACGGCGATCACGAAGGTGTCAGCCAGGCCCTTCGCCACCTTGCCGACGTCGCCGAGGAGCGCCTCATTCTGCGCCACCTGGGCGAGCCCCTCCGACACCGCGGCGAAGGCCGGCATCAGCGGGACGAGAGCCTCCCGGCGCATCGTGTCCAGGGAGCGGGTCAGGACGGTGATCTCGTCCTGCAGCATCGCCGCTGCCGCTGCCTGCTCGGTCGTGACGACCCCGGCAGCCTCGATCTCGTCCATCGCCGCACGGACGGCGTCACCGCCCACAGCGAGGGCGCCCGCGAGCTTCCGCCCGGACTCCTCGCCGAAGAGCTCCATCGCGCGGGCCGTCCGCTCGGCCGGGTTCTCCATCGCGGCGATCTCGTCGGCGAGCGCCACCAGGTCCGGCACCGCCTCGCCGGTCCGCCGCTGGAAGTCCTGGATCGCCTGAGTGGCGTTGACCCCGTCCTCGGTGAGCAGCGCCAGCGCCCCGGAGAGCCGGTCGAAGTCCTCGACGGCCACACCGACGGCCCCGGCCTGCTTCTCCAGGCCGTTGAGCTCGGAGGACAGCTCGACGACCTCGGCGATGGCCCGGGCCAGCCCGGCAGCGGCAGCGGCGCCGAACGCGACCACCGCCCCGCCCGCCACCGCGATCGCCGTCTTCGCCTCGCCGAAGGAGGTCACGAGTTGCTGCCCCAGGCTCTTCTGTTCGCCCTTCGTCTTCTTCGACGCGTCCGCGGCCCTCTTCGCCGCCCGCTCCTGCTTCTTGATCTCCCGGCTCAACTGCGTGGTGAGCGCGCGCGCCTCCTTCGCTCCGATGTCCGGGATCTTCGCCAACTCCGCCCGGAAGGCGTCGAGGCGTGCGCGAACGTCGATGCCGACGACGGGGTTAGCCATTGCGGATCTCCTCGCTGATGGACCGGGCGAGCTTTCGAGAGGCCTTCCGGACGGGGGCCCGGATGAAGACGTCGAGGAGCTTCCGGCCGTCGGAGGCCTTCGGGTTGGGGATGAACAGTTGCGGGCGCTTCGGCGGGCCAGGTAGCCACGGTCCCCGCATCGCCTCCGGGGCAGCGAAGTACTCCCGCGGGGTGACGACCTTCAGGACGGTGGAGGTGCGGCCGGGACGGCGCACGAACGCCGCGACGGGCTTCCCGCGCACCGTGCGTCTGTCCGTCGAGCCGACGGAGAAGGTGATGTCGCCTCGGGAGAGGTCGACGCGCTCCTGGACGCTGATGCGCCCGGACTGGCCCGTCCTCCGGGTGACGCCGTCAGGGCCGTACCACTCCCGCTCGGCCTTCTGAGCGATCTCGCCCATCTCCCGCCGGAGAGCTCGGATCGCCCCCGCCTCCGTCCGCTGGAGGATGTCCTCGACGAAGGACTCCAGCCCCTCGTCGAGTCGCACTTCCACGTTGTCGGAGATGAAGCGGCGGCTCACGGCTGGGGCTCCCTGTGCCTGGCGTCGAGCTGATCGACGGCAAGCACCCTGATCTGGTCCTCACGGGGCAGACTCTCGAACCAGTGCAGGTCGCCCGCGCCGTAGCGCAGGCTCAGTCGGAGGCCGACGAGGTCTGCCCGTCCCCGCCGGCTTCCGAGAAATCCGTCACCTCGTCGACCTCCGCCTGGCGAGGCAACAGCACCTCCGACAGGCCGAGGACGAGCCCGCCGCCGATGCGGTCGATGTCGTCCTTCGCCGCCCCCTGGCTGCGGAGCCAGGAGTAGGCCTTGTCGCCGTACTCGAGGACGTCGAAGCCTGCCTGAGCCCAGGTGAGCCCCTGCGGCCCGAACTGCCCGAGGCAGCCGATCACCGCCGCGGCGCAGACGCGCAGGTAGGACACCGTCTGCCGCCCCCCGGACTTCGCCATCTCGGCGCCGAGGGCCTCGACGAGGCTCTCCCGGATGGCGAAGGAGGGCGCGTAGACGGGGCGACGAGCGCCGAGGATCTCGACGGACTCCGGCAGCCCGGTCGGCTCCTCCTGCCTCTCGTCCTTCTTCTTGCGCGCCATCGGCTAGGTCCTCGTGCTGGCCGCGGTGCCGGACTTCGGGTAGGCGGTGCCGGTGATGGACCACTTCGCCGGGCGCCCCTCCTTGAAGCCGCACTCGCCGCGGAAGTAGGGGAAGGTCCAGGTCTGGTCAGAGCCCGCGCCCCGGTCGGTGCCCTCGAAGGTGACCTCGATCTCGACCGTCCACGGGTCGGCGGCGTTCGTGCCCCACGTGGACACGCCAGCGGCGAAGGCGCCGGTCTTCTGGATCGCGTCGGCCGCGATCTTGTCGGTGCCCTCGTAGATGGTGGTCGCGTCCAGCTCGAGCGACACCGTCTCCGGCTGCTGCGGCCCCTCGCGCAGGGCGTAGATCACGTCCCGGTCGCGGAAGACGTCGAGGTCGAGGTTGCCCTCCTTGACGCCGTCCACCGAGAAGGTGCCCTCGCCCTCGTACTGGATCGTGGTCTCGAGCGCCGTGGGGGTCGTGCCGTCCCGAATCACGATGGTGACGTCTCGGACGGTGATCGGGATGCTGGGGATCGCCATTGTCTTGCCCTCTCCGCGCTACGTGAGCGCGATCCAGTGGTCGATGCTGAAGTCCATCTCGTGGAGCGTGTACTGACCCCCGGCCACGGTTGAGCGGCGGGAGTTCTCGAAGTAGATGATCAGGCTCGTGGACCACTGCGAGTCGAGCCGCTTGATCGCGGCGTGCTCGGCGTCCAGTCCCGCGTCGAGCGAGGCGAGCAGTCCGGTCCCCGGAGGCTTCAGGGCGGACAGAAAGCGGACGGTGGCGGGCGTCCGCCCGTAGAAGATGGTCTGGTGGCGCTCCCCGTTCGCTCTCAACTCCGGACAGTCCACCGTAAAGGCGTAGACGCCCGGAGCGCACTGCGTAGCAGGGAGGCTCTCAGGGACGCCGCTGTGGCCCAGCTGGTCCGGCGGCACGAGCGCCTCTGTCCAGGCGTTGGACAGCCCTGCGAGCCGCGTGGCGACGTCCTGCCGAACCTGCGCCGGGGTGCGGGTGGTCGTCACCGACTACCCCCGTCCAGCGAGGAAGATCTGGGGCCTCCCCGCCCTGCGCCGGGTCGCGGTGCCCTGGCCGTCGTCGTCCTCGTCGTAGTCGAAGCGGAGGTCCCCGAAGGCGCGGTCCCGCTCGGCCAGGTAGTGCTCGGCCAGCACCGTCCAGGAGTTGTCGAGCGAGCCCGAGCCAGCCAGCAGCCGGCAGATCAGCTCGAGCGCCGCGGCCTGGTGGACAGGGCGGAGGGCGGCCGGGCTGATGATGAGCGCCGGGCGGCGCCCGAGGCCTTCGAGCTTGTCCGTCAGCCAGCGCCAGGACTCGGCGATCTGGTCGTCCCAGGAGGACTCGCCCGTCGGGTAGTAGGAGGCGAGGTCGGGGTGCCGCCGGAGCAGGTCGGCGTTGCTGGCGGCGGGGTGGAGCTTCACCCGGACGAGCGAAGCCTCCTCCCGGAAGACGTGGGTGTAGGTGTCGCCCATGACGAGCGACCACTCCACCCGCCACCCCGCGCCGAAGGACTCCGCCGAGACCGACGCCGTCTGCACCTCGTAGGTGGCGACGCTGGCGGTGATGGTGACGGCCTGAGCGTCCACCACCGCGGTGTTGCTGGCGTTGTAGACGGACACCGTGCCCGACGAGGGGGCGCTCAGGCTCGCCCCGTCGTAGAGCTCCAGCCGCAGCTCGGTCGGGCGTGCCCGCTCGATCTCCTGCGTCTGGTAGCGGGCTCGGTACTCGGTCCACGCCATCGGCTACGCCCCCGGCCGGCTCAGGATGCGGACGCGGTAGGCGCCCCTCCGGCCTGGCTTCTCGTGGTACTGGAGCGTCCAGCCGCACTCGCAGACGGCCGTCACCACCCCTTGAGAGGTCGTGATGCTCGGCTCGTCCGCTTCGGGCGCGATCTGGGCGAGCCGCTCGAGGAGCAGCCCGCCAGCCCGGGCGCGGAGGCTCAGTCGCCTGACGTCTCGCTCGTCCATCTCGCCTCCTAGGAGATCGCCAGCGGCCGGACGCGGTACAACACCTCGGCGATCACCGGCGAATCGCCAGCGGCCGAGTACCAGTCGTTGTCTGCGTGCGCGACGATCGCAGCGTTCGCCACCGGGACGTAGTCGACGCCCTTGACGAGGGCGTGCACGTCCGCCGTCTGGTCCATGAACCCGGTCTCGGCGACCTGGCCCGCCACCTCGTCGCCGGAGCCGTCCGTGAACTTCGCCATCAGGTTGCCGGTCTTCGTGCCGTCGTAGGCGGCCGAGACGTAGTCCAGGAACCAGTGGATGGAGTCGACGTCGATGTAGACGCCGGCACCGGGAGCCGCGACGAGCTCCACCGGGGTGGAGTTGAGGTCGCCGGCGTTGCCCGCGCCGTTGCCGGCGGGGATGGTGACGACCACCCGCTGCAGCAGTCCCATCGCGTTGGCGTCCACCGTCTCGCCGCTGGCGAGGTCGCCCAGGTCGAACAGCACCTGCTTGGTGTTGTCCGCAGGATCCTGGAGCGTGATGTCGCCGGTGCTGCCGCTGGCTGCCGCACCCGGGCGGAGGACGATGGAGCCCGAGTCGCCGTCGTCGCTGGCACCCGTCTTGATCAGGATGTTGCCGGTGTTCCCGGACGTGCCGGCGGTGCTTGCCGCGTCGCCCGTCTGCACCGTGACGCCGCCCGAGGCGCCGCCCGTGCCGCCCGCGTCGTTGCTGTCGGTGTCGCCGGTCGCGACCACCGTGGCCCCGGAGTCGCCGCCGGTGTGGGCCGAGGTGACGTCGCTGGCGCCGGTGGTGAGGGTGATGGCTCCCGAGTCGCCGCCGTTGTTCCCGTTCGCGGTGCTCGCCCCGGTGGCGAAGTCGAACAGGCCGGTGGCGTTGGCACCCGTGACGCTGGTGGCGTCGCCGGTGTCGATGTACAGCGGCGCCGAGGCCCCGTCGGCGACGTCCGCACCGAAGAACTCGACGTTGGTCCCGTCGAAGCCCAGGGTGAAGTCGGAGCCGGTGCCCAGGTCCAGGGTGCTGCCGTCCGGGATGATCTGGCCGCCGGAGGCCGACTCGACGGCGAACCAGTTGGAGCCGGTGTCCCGCGTCAGGTACAGCGTCCCGTCGGGGCTGCTGGCGTTGTTGCGGATGTAGAGCGCCACCGCCGTCCCCGGGGTGAAGCTCGGCGCACCGGCGCCCGCCCAGATCTCACACGGCGCGGCGCCGTCGGAGTCCATGCGGATCGTGGTGTTTCGGATGCGGTACTCGCGGGCCATGGTGTCTCCCTATCCATCGGGGAAGCGTTAGCGCTGCTCGCCGTCGCGGCCCCCTCGTCGTTCCTTGTCGTTGAGCGTCCGCACGGTGCGACGCATGCTCTCCTCCGCCATCCGGCGGGCGGTTCTCTTGTCGTAGCCCTGCTCCCGGCACCGCTCGGTCACCCGGGAGATCGTCTCCATCTCGCCCCGCTGGCTGCTCATGCCTCAGCCTCCGGGAGGAGCGGAGCACCGCCGGCCGGGGTGGGGGCTTCCGCCTCCAGCCGCTCGGCCAGGGTGGCCTCGAGCACCTCCAGCTCGCGGCCGATGGCCTCGGCCTTCGGCACCCACGAGGGGGTATGTCGGGCCTTGTCCTCGGCGACGCCCAGGCGCCGCTTCGCGTCCTCCAGCTCCCGCTCGATGATGTAGAGCGGGGCCCTCGGCACGGCGCCGGAGTCCACGAGGTGATCGAGGAACTCGTACTTCAGCTCGAGGTCAGCCCGGAGCGCCGAGGAGCCGGCGTAGGCACGAGCCCAGTAGGGCAGCACCACGTCCGGCCGCTCGTCGAGCCGGTAGAGGTAGGAGCCGCGGGCCTTCTGCGAGGGCGGCAGGGTGCCGTGCGGGATGAGGATCCACCCCTTCTCCTCGTAGTTCGCCCTGGCCTGCGTCGCCTTGACGCCGCCCCGGTCGTCCGCCTCGCAGCCTCCGAGGCCCGGGATGAGCTTCAGCGTGCCCAGGACGGGCCGCAGCCGCCCACCCTGCACACGCCACCGCTCGGGGTGGTGCATGAGGATGGAGGCGGCGTGCGGCTCGCACCGGGGGGCGGGCGCCTGGCGCTGGTGTCCACGAACTTCCGGGGTGAAGGCAGAGCCCGCAGCCGGCCCGGTGGGCCGGGTGACAGGACCATCCTCACGGACGAAGAAGTCGGCGGAACCAGTGGTCATGCGCTCTCCCTGAGCCCGTCAGGGCTCCTAGCTGTTGCCCGCCTGCATCGAGACGCCGGCCGCGTCGATGAGCTCGACAACTCCGGCGTACATGTGCATGGCCCAGCCGGTCTGGTCGGCGAGGGCGGAGCGGACACGGTCGAACAGGAAGCGCCCGCCCAACACCACCTGGTCGGAGGTGAGGTCGAGCACGCTCGGCGAGGCCCAGCCGTAGATGATGGCGCCGCGCCCGAACACCCCGCCCCAGACGTCCGTGGAGTCGTCGAGGCAGTGGGTGGAGGTCATGACGTCCACGCCGAACAGCCGGGGCTGCGCGCCGAGGCCGTGCATCACGTTGAGCATGGCCGCCGAGTCGGCGTTCCACTGCACCGCGCCACCGCTCGACAGGGCGACGTCGTCGCGGATGTCGGCGTAGATGCGGGGGTGCATGATGGACAGGTAGGGCCCCGGCACCTTCGCGATCTCCAGGGCGGTGATCGCGTCGAGGATGGTGGAGGCGCTCGCGTCCGTGCCGGTCGTGCCGGTGGTCGTCGAGAAGTTCTCCATCAGGTTGGCGACGAGGTACAGCAGGTTCGCGAAGCCGGACGCGATGGCGTCCTGAGCGAACACGGCCGCGTTCAGGGTGCCCGTCGGGTCCAGAATGCGAGCCAGGCCCGTCGAGGTGTAGACCTTGCCGTACTTGCCGATGGTGAGGGACGCGGTGGCGTCGCTCAGGGCGGTGTTGCTGATGCTGTTCGCCTCGAGGGTGGACGCCGGGAGGTCGTAGCCCATCAGGCCGAGAGCGCTCGCCTTGACGATGCGGGAGCCGCCGCGCTCGGCGTTGGCGTACTCGATCAGCGCCGGGTGGTTGGGCAGCGCGCCGCGGTCGGCGAGCAGGAGGGCCACGATGCCGGCCAGCTGCTCAGAGGCGAGCTGGTTGGCGAAGCTGGTGAGGGTGATTTCGTCGGCCATCTGGGCAGGTCTCCGCTGTGAGGTGCTGGGTTGGCGCCTACAGCGGGTTTGACCGGACCCGGGGCCGTGGTGGCGGGCTCATGCTAGCGCATAGCGCTAGGCGAATGTCAAGTCACTTCGTGCCCCAGGGGGTCCCGGTCAGGCGGGCCACCTCCGGCCAGTTCTGCGCCGCGACCGCCGCCTTGATCAGGGCATCCTTCGCATCTCCGCCGGTGGGCGGGATGACGCCGCGGGGGGTGCGCGGCTTCGGCTCGGGGGCCCCCTGCTTGCCCGCTCCGTTGAGGTAGGGCGCCAGGCCCGCCGGCACCTCGGCGCCCTCGGCCTTGAAGCCCTCGAGGTAGGCGCCGATCGACTCCGGACGACCGTCCGCAGGCATCGACGCGTAGAGCGCTCGTGCGATGGTCTGCCCCTCTGGCGAGGTCAGCCCGGCGCCGAAGAGGGCCCGCTCCTCGCCCCAGGCTGCCGCCGCGGAGGCGTGGTCAGCCTTGAGCGTCTCGATCTGCTGGTTCAGCGCACCGATGGCAGCGGAGCCCTCGTCGGCCGTCTTCTCGAAGGACGTCAGTCGCCCCCGGAGGTCGCGCCGTTCCCGGCGGAGCTCGGCGATGGTGGCGATGAGAGCTGCCTTGTCCTGGTCGGCCAGCACCTTGCCGTCGGGCTCGGGCGTCGGGGCGTCGGGAGTCGGGGTGCCCTGCTCGTCGCTCATGCCGTCGCCTCCTGCCGTCCTTCTGCGTCGATGACGGCCAGCGCTGTCCGTGCCTCGGCCTCGCTCGCCCCGGGGTGAAGCCGCTGCCACGCCTCGACCCGGCTGATGAGGCGGGCGCTCTGCAGCCGCTCCACCTCGTCGATCAGCGCCCGCCGCTCCTGCGGCGACACCGGCAGCCCCTGGTAGGTGATGCGGACGGGTTCGACCGGCTGGCCGAGCAGGTGCGCCGTCACCTGGAGAAGTCGCTCGTCGCTGCGGGCGAAGATGGGCTCGTAGACGCGCTGTGCCTCTCGGATGGCGTCTCGGGCCACCGCCAGGCTGTAGCCGCTGCGGATGTCGCTGGACTGGCGGGTGACGTCGGTGCGGAGCCCGGCTGCCTCGACGAGGCGCTCCTCGTAGGAGCGGATCGCGCCGATGAGCACGTCCGGGGCCACCGGGGGCGCCCACTGGCCGATCACCGGCTGTCCGGCTGCGTCCTCCGTCGTGCGGAGCATGAGCACCGTCGCGGGGTCCGGGATGACCTCCAGGGCTGCGTCCGTGTTGCCGTCGCTGGTCCTCGCCTCAGCCCCGTCAACGTCCACCCCGGAGGCGTACCGCTGCGCCCAGGCACAGGTTCGGACCACGTGGCCGAAGTAGGTGTAGAAGACGCCGAGGTAGAGCGAGCCCTCGACGATCTCCTGGCCGGCGTACGGGTCCCACAGCGTCGCGCACTCCGCGGCGTGGTACATCGCCCCGGGGATGATCGGCTCGCCGTCAGCGGTGCGGAACGGGTAGGCCTCGCCTCGGAAAGCCCCGCCGAGCACCTCCTCGGACACGTCGTGCTCCGGGCGAGTCGGCCCGGTGTGCACCTTCTCCGCGGTGTAGTAGGGCTCACCCTCGATGCTCCAGGTGACTCGGATCCAGCCGATGCCCGGCTCCCAGCGGGTATGTCGGACGAAGACCGGCTGCGACGGGTCGGCCGCGCTGGCTCGGCACTCCAGCATGTCCGGGAACATCGGGGTGTAGACAGGCGCCCCGCCCACCACCTCGACGCCGACGTACATCTCCCGAAGGCCGAGGGTGTCCCGCTGGGTGCGTTGCTGGAGTTGCCACAGCCCGGCCGCAGACGCCGCAGCCACCGTCGCCCCCATCCCCGCCACCTCGGGCGGGACGGCGTACATCCGAGCGACCTGCTCCCAGAGGCTGAGATACGGGTTGGCGGACAGGTCCGGGGCGCCCCAGATGCGCGCCCTCGTCGGGCCTACGTGCTCCTCGATGGCCCGCTGCAGGATCGTGCGGTGCTGGCTGTAGAGCAGGCTCCGCCGACGACGGGTGTGCGTCCACCGCTCCGCCTCGGCGGGGTCCTGCGGCCCTGGGATCTGGTTGATGTCGTAGGGGACGGGCGGAACGTCGAGCGGCATGGGCGGCCCCTGGGCGCTCGGGGAGCAGAGCGCTCGGGGCGAGGCTAGCGGAGGGCGGTAGCGGGGCGCAAGCGGAACCTACGACACTCGGAGCACCGCCCGCGGCCCCCTGCTCCGGTCGAAGATGTAGCCCTTAAGGGCGTACCGGAGGGCGTCGATCCTGTCCTTCGCGGGGTGGCGGCTGTCCTGGTCCCACTGCTGGAAGGCCTCGACGAGGGGGAGGCACCGGGGGTGCATCATCAGCCGGCCTTCGGCCAGCCGCTCGTAGAGGTAGCGGCAGCCGGCGACCACCATCCCGGAGCTCTTCGTGCCGTCCTTCGCCGACTTGATCCGCGGCTGCAGCGACCGGTACGCGACGCCGAGGTGCCTGGCGATGGCTTTCCCCGTCTCGATGTTCGAGGTGTAGCCCCACCTCGAGCGCACCGGGTTGTCGCCGAAGATGTCGTCCAGGTCCCGCCAGGCGAGCCCCTGCCGCTCCAGCATCTCGAGCACGAGGGCGGCGAACTGCCGGTTGGTCACCACCCCGGAAGCAACAACCATGTCCCGGACGTAGATGCCTTCCTCGGTGCGCCCCTTGTCGTCCACGATGCGCTGCACCTGGGCGAGGACGGCGACCTGTCCGTGCTCCCGGTTCGTCCCGGCGTAGTCGAAGCCGAGACACCACCGCACCCCGCCGCGCCTCTCCTCGAAGCGGAGGCCCTCGGCGACGTGTACCCGGGGGTCGAAGATGTCGAAAAAGATGCCCTCCAGCCGGATGTTCCACTCGCCGTCGAGCACCACCGGGGCGAAGGCCGAGGGCGTGATCCGCCACTGCTCGGCGATCCAGGCCGAGTCCATCGGCACCCCGTCCTCCGTCAACAGGGGCCCCGGCGCCCAGGCGTCTCCGGGGAGTTGTACCGGGATGAGGTTGGCGGCGCAGAGGGTGGCGTGCACCTCCTCGATCGTGCCCTCCTCCACCATCTCCTCGAGCCAGGTGCAGTCCATGTTGATGGGGGTGAGGCTGATCATCAGCGTCCCGCCGGTGCGGGTGAGCCGCCGATCGAGCTCGCGGTAGATGTCGGGCGTGGTGGGCTCGTCGATGAGCACCAGGTGCAGCGTCGCAGACGCCAGCGAGGAGCCGCCCTGCCCCGTTGTCTTGAAGCGGAGCACGCTGCCGCACTTGAAGACCACCGTCGGGTTGTCCTTGCCGTAGCCGTTCTTGATGGAGAAGGCGCTCGTCTGCTCGTTGTCGATGAGCTCGGGCGGACACAGCGCCCGAAACTTGCTCATGATGGCGACCGACTGGCTCCACGAGTGGCACACCGTCCACGCCTCGATCGGCGGCACGTGCGTCGAGTAGTGCGGGTGCGTCCCCGTGCACCGCCAGATCACCTCGGCGAGGGCGGCGGTGGTCTTCCCGATCACCTGGTTGCCGGCCCGGAGCAGCTTCCGCTTCGATCGGAGCCGGTGAAAGGCGTCCTGCGGTGGCGTCCACCGGATCCACGAGAGTGGGTTAGCCTCCGCCAGCGCCCGCAGCGACTTCGCCGCAACCAGCAGCTGCAGCAGCGCCGAGAGGACTAGGGCAAGGAGGAGGTGCGGCACACCGCTAGTGCACCATCGGCCCGACGCCGATCTGCGCTCGGATCTCAGCCTGGAGCGACTGCGGCAGCGCCTGGAAGGCCTGGACGAACTCGGCCAGGGCTGCGGAGTCGTTCGGGGCCTCACCCTCCCGCTGCCGGCGGGCTACCCGGATCGCGGAGGCCAGCGCCCGCTCCTCCCGGTGCAACTTCTCGGCAGCGACGAAGGACCGGCCCTTCTCGGCCATCCCGCGGAGCCTGCCCACCACCGCCAACTCGTGGCGAAGGGCGGCGTCCTCGTCGTCGAAGTCCGCGGAAGCCAGCGCCTCCTCGA